AGATTACGGCGGGAAAGTGGCGTGTTAAGCGATCTCTGAATCCCTAGGAAGATCAATGTCGTAAAGACCATTGCTTCCATCGGGAAGCAAAGTGCTGAACCCATAGACGCAAACTTCGCTAGGCGAATTACTTCGCCCACGGACCCATCACTGGATCCTGGAAGTTGCGCCCGACGGGACCGCGTTGCATCGACAGCCGCTAACAAATGCGGATGCCGGGACAACATAGTCCTGACGAGCTGGTTCGAGACACGATCGGAAGCATCACTAAGGTCTAGTGTTGCGGTTCGCTGATCAAGCGATCCTTGACGAGCAAGTTCCTGATTAGGAACCTGATCGTCAAAACCAATCAATTGCGGAAGGAGGTCATCCTTACCGTAATGCTCGAGAAAACTACCGTAGAGCGCCTGCTGCATGTACTGCATGCAGGTTGGCTCCATGGCAATCACTCGAGGTGTCTTGAGCGTCTTAGGGACGAGGGTGACCTTTACAGGCACCTCCGCCCCAGGTTCGAGGAAGTCAACTCCCTCCAACTGGGAATAATAACTCCAGTTAGGAAGGAGATACTCTCCGGCAGGTAGAACTGCCTCAAGGCGTTCGGTCCATACAGACTGGTTAAACTTCCCGTTTCCGGAAAGCTTATCAGCTGTAGATCCAGGACCGTGCTTAGGGATTAGACGATGATAATAGACATCTCTGTCCATCTCATCGAACAATCCTTGAAAAAGCATAGCAGACATTCGTGCAAAATCAGCATTATCTACATCGCTAATTCTGCGGTCTGCTAAACGGACTTCCTGCTCACACTCAACATAGTTACGTATTGCAGCGAGTTGGCGTGCTTGGGAGCACTCCAGCTCAATCTTGCCAAACATCAGCGTTAGCTGACGAATGGCTCGAATACTGTCAATACATGGCTCGTTGAGTAACAAGCCACTACTCCTATCGAACACACGAGCGAAGAAACCTCCCATAAAGCGGGGGAGACTTCCCCTTCGTCCCGAAGAGAACGAAGGGTGGATGCTCACCTTCCCTTGGTCCAGCCAACTTTCGAAGGCTTTACCGAGGGTAGGTAGGGTTATCGTTAAAAACGATAGCCCCTCATGTTCGAATCGACTCGTGACGGTATTAATATCACGAGTGGCGCTAGTGCAGCATTGATTAGCGGATTCCTCCGCTAATCGGGACCAGAGTGACATCAGGCTTTTCATCAGCCCTCCTATAATAGGGGGATACTGAATCCATAGCCTATGTTAC